GTTACAAATATAACAAATACAACCACAAATACAACAACAACAACAAGATCTGGTACTCAAATTACCCCAGTTTGGGAAGTTTGGGATCCATTGGCGCAATCTTTCTATGTACCAGACGAAAGTGGAATATTCTTGACTTCAGTTGAAGTTTATTTTGAGACAAAAGATAACAATGGAATTCCAGTTACTTTACAATTAAGACCAATGTCCAATGGATTACCAACTGATATGGTAATTCCATTTTCTGAAGTTACATTAACTCCAGACCAAATCAATCTTTCTTCTAATGGGTCAGTACCAACAAAATTCACTTTCCCAAGTCCAGTATATCTATCTGGTCCAAAAGCGCAAGAAATAAGACAAGCTCCAATTGGAAGTCAGCAATCTCAAAGTTATTGTGTAGTTTTATTATCATTAAGTTCTAGTTATAGAGTCTTTATTTCTAGATTAACAGAGACAGATCTTTTAACTGGTGTTAAAGTTACAGCTCAACCATCTTTAGGAAGTCTATTTAAATCTCAAAATGGATCAACTTGGTCTCCAAGTCAGTTAGAAGATCTGAAATATAAATTATACAGAGCTTCTTTCACCAATGAAGGTTTGGTTAGATTTTATAATCCTTTACTTTCACTTAAGAATAGGAAAGTTGCATCTTTACCACCAAATGCATTGATTCCATTATCCAAAAAAATTGTTGTTGGTTTAGGTTCCACTGGATATAGTCCATCAAATATAGTACCTGGAGTAACCTTAGTTCAAGGATCTGCATATGGAACTCTAACTGCTATTGGAGGAAGCATAACTGCAGGTACTGGAGTTACAGTATCTAATGTTGGTACTGGGTATACAAATGGAACATTTAATAGTGTTAATCTTACCACAGAAACTGGATTTGGGAGAGATGCAACAGCAAACATTGTAGTCTCATCAAACCAAATATCAAGCGTAACTATTGTAAATGGAGGTTCTGGTTATTCTGTTGGTGATTCTTTACTCATTCCCAACATTGGGCAAAATGTTGGATTTGGTGGAAGAGTTGTCGTAACTGCAATAACTTCTAATAATTCTTTTGTAATTTCAGATGTTCAAGGAAAATTCACTTCAGGTGTTTCAACAACTTTAAGCTATATTACTTCTGCGGGCGTTACAACTTCAATCGGTGCTGGAGTAACTATCAGTAGTATTGTTGAAGATCAATACAACGATGGAATCCATATGAAAGTATATCATCCAAATCACAGTATGCATTCTTCTCAAAACTATGTAAAAATTAGTAAGGTAAGACCTTCAAGCGATGCAACAACAACAAAAACTACTAGTGCATTAAGTGCTACTGAACTAACGACAATTAATGTTGCATCATCTGCTGGTTTTGGAACATTTGAAGGTAAACCAATAAATGGATCAAATATTGGATATGCTCTCATAGGAAATGAAATTATATCTTATATTTCCGTTTCTACTGGAGTCATATCTATTCTTGCTAGAGGTATTGATGGTACTACTCCAATTTCATACGCATCAAATACCAAAATATCAAAATATGAATTCAATGGGGTTTCTCTGAGAAGAATTAATAGAAATCAGACATTTGCAATTGTAGATAATATAACCACAAAGCATCCTATTGATATTAATAGTTATTTTGTAAAAATTGATATGAGTGATACAAATTATGGATCTAATAGATCGAATGATTTGTATTTTAATACAACACAAAGTATGGGAAATGCTGGTATAAATTTATCACAAAACTTACAATTTGAAGCACTAACCCCACACATTAAACATGTTATTACTCCAGGTACAGATATTAAATCTAGAGTAAGAACATTCTCTGGAACAAGTATTAGTGGAACTGAAGTTTCCTTTGTGGATAAAGGATATGAAGATATCTCATTTACAAATATAAATTATTTTTCAAGTCCAAGAATTGTTTGTTCTCAAATTAACGAAAGCACATTTATTACAGGAACACCTGGAAATAGATCTTTAACTTTAGAAGCATTAATGACAACAAATGATGAAAGGGTTTCTCCTATCATTGATTTAATGGGCGCTTCGGTTATATTGACCACTAACTTAGTCAATAGCCCAGTTACAAATTGGTCTGATGATGATCGTGTACGTAATCCAAATTCAGATCCACATGCTGCAATCTATGTCTCTAAAGTTGTAAGGCTTACAATCCCAGCAAATTCAATAAAAGTGATGTTGACTGCGCTAAGAAAATCAGATAATGATGTTAGAGTTTATTATCAATTATACAGAGAAGATAGTTCAGAACTTCCTTCTAACTGGGAACCATTCCCTGGATTCTCAAACTTTAAAGTTGATGGAATTGGAATTAAGAGAGTTATTGATCCTTCAAAAAATGATGGTTCTGCGGATGTAAAAGTTTCGGTTGATGATCATGCATCATATCAAGATTTTGAATATACAGTTGATGATTTACCACCATTTACTGGATTTGCGATTAAAATTATTCTTGCTGGAACAAATCAAGCTTCACCACCAGTAATAAAAGATCTTAGAGCAATAGCAACTGTAAAACCAGCATCATAATATGGAAGATTTTATAAAGGTAAAAGATAGAGACAAATTAGTTAGGGACAGGACTTCTAATGCAATCGTAAATCTTGATTTTGATGATTATCAATCTTATGTTGAGAACTATAATAGGGTTCTTTCTGAGAAACAAAGAATACAGAAATTGGAATCAGATGTTGCTAATATACAAAATGATTTAAGTGAGATTAAAGATCTTTTAAGGAGTTTAAAACAATGAATCCAAATGATATAGATTTAGAAAACATGGTTAAATTATTTGAATATGAGAAAATTTCTAGAGAGATAGATAGTATAGATGATATTGATCTACTAAGAAATGTAGCAAAATCTTATATAAAGTTATATTTTAAACAACAAGAAGTCGTTGCTAGTCTGTAAAAAATGTCCCAACCATCTACTAGACAAGAGTTAATTGATTACTGCAAAAGAAAATTGGGATATCCAGTTTTGGAGATCAACGTTGCTGATGAGCAAATCGATGATTTGGTAGATGATGCTATTCAATTTTTCCAAGAAAGGCACTTTGATGGGGTATATCAAACATATTTCAAATATAAGATCACACAAAATGATATTGATAGAGGAAGAGCTCCTGGACCAAAAGGTGCAGAGAGTCAGGTAGGAATTGCCTCTACATCAGCAACTGCGAATATTGTTGGTACTGCAACAACATTTACATATTATGAGACAAGCAACTACTTACAAGTTCCTCCCAATATCATTGGGGTAAATAAAATATTCCATTTTGATGGATCAAATACAATTACACACAATATGTTTAGTGTTAAATATCAACTTTTCCTAAATGATATTTACTACTGGGGAACCACTGAACTTTTAAGTTATGCGATGGTAAAAACATATCTTGAAGATATTGATTGGTTGTTAACAACACAAAAACAAATTAGATTTAACAAAAGACAAGATCGCTTATACTTGGATATCGATTGGGGTAGTGTTACAAAAGATAATTATTTTGTAATAGATTGCTTTAGTACATTAGATCCAAATGACTATAGTAGAGTATGGAATGATTCTTTCTTAAAACCATATCTAACCGCATTAATTAAGCGCCAATGGGGACAGAATTTAATAAAATTCCAAGGAGTAAAACTACCTGGAGGTGTTGAACTGAACGGCAGACAAATATATGATGATGGGCAAAGAGAAATAGATGCAATTATGGATAAGATGTCTAATACTTATGAATTACCTCCATTAGATATGATTGGATAAAAACTATGCTAAATCCATTCTTTCTTCAAGGTTCAAAATCGGAACAAGGTCTTATACAAGATCTTATAAATGAACAATTAAGAATGTATGGTGTTGAAATTTATTACATACCAAGAAAAATAGCAACAATATCAAAAGTTATAAGAGAGGTAGTTCAGTCAGTATTTAATAATGCATACCCTCTTGAGGCATATGTTGAAAATTATGAGGGATATGATGGATCTGTAACGATTCTATCAAAATTTGGAGTTCAGGCAACTAACGAATTAACATTAATAATATCCAGAGAAAGATTTGAAACCTATATAAGTCCCCTAATTGAAAATTATGAAGAGGTTTTAATATCATCAAGACCAAAAGAAGGTGATTTAATT